GGTTGATTTCAGCCAAGATTTCAGTTGAAAGGATGTTTGCCAGTTCTGTTTCAGCGTCCAGACCGTGGATAGCTTTCAGATCCTGAGCAAGTTCGAGGGTGTAGTTAGCGCGAAGAGCACGTGTCTTAGCAGTAACAGTTGCTTTTTCAATGGTGAATCCCATTGGAGCAAGTTCTTCTTGGCTTGTTCCGCCAAGTACTTCGCCCTCAGCTGCGGTGTATGCGTCACCAGCGTATGGTACGTGAGTTGATTCGGAGTCAATGATTGTTGAGTCATTGTCACCGTCAAGCGTACCAGCAAGACCGGAAGATCCGCGAGTACCGTTACCAGTTGCTGAGGAGTCACCGGAGTAACCGACTGGAGCTTCGTTGAAGAGAGCTTCGTCGCCGTTTGATACACCAGCTTTTGTCTTCTGGAAGGTTGACTTCATTGCGAAGATCAGACCAGTTGGACCAGACATAGGCTGAACACCAGCAATGTCGTATGCTACGAGGTTAGGCATAGCGCGACGTACGAGTGCGATTAGAACTGGGTTCCAGTTAGCGGAGTTACCAGTTACAGTTGTTTCGTTAAGGGCTTCTTCTTTCAGAGCCTTTTCTTGGTTCTCAAGGATTGCTGCAGTAACAGCTTTCCGATGAGCGTCTTTAATGGAACCGGCAGATTCTTCATTCAGTACCGGTGCCCACTTTTCTACGAGATTGTCGTATGATTGCATTTTAGGACTCCCTTAGGATTTGTTTTGCTTTTTAATGGCATTCAAGTACTGACCCATAACGTCAGAAGTTTCAACTTCGAAAGTTTCATCTTCTTCGGTAACGACTTCAGTGGTTGCCGGTTTATTAAAGTAAGACTCTTTTACTGTTGCAACTTTCTGAGCGAAATCGTCAGAGAAGTCAAAATCAGCTACGAGAGACTTTAGCTTTTCGATTTGAGTTTCAGCAAGATCCTTTGAAGCTTCGCGAATTACTTCGTTGCGCTTGAAAGTTTCTAGTTCCTCGGTCATTTCGATGATCTTACCAGTTGATTCGTTGAGCTTGTCTTCTAGCTCTTCAACTTCACCAGCAAGTTCGTCAACTAGGTCGACTTTGGACTCAGGTACGTCGATATAAGATTCAACGAACAGATCTTTCAGATTGTTCATGAACTTCTCGGCGATCTCTGTGCGAAGGCCAGCTTGTACAGCTACCTTGTTGTCTTCCATCCACTGTTCTACAACGTAGTTAAGATAGGAATCTACCTTTTCTACCAGATCAGCTTTGGTTGTTGCGATTTCTTCAGCCAACTCTTCGTTGTACTTTTCTTCCAAACGATCAATTTCTTCAGACAGTTTAGATTTAATAGCAGCTTCGAAGATTGTTTCGGCTTTAGCTTTGAATTCGTCGGAAAGAGTTGCTTCCTCAGCTACAAGAGCGTTGAGATCTTCGGAGAAATCAGCTTCATAGTTGATATCAACCTTTGGAGCATCTTCTACGATAGCATCTTCGTCAACTTCAATACCTTCCATTTTGTACATGGCTTGCAATTGTTGCTTATTCATGCCTTGCATTTTGGCCATCATACCTGCCATAAGAGCAGCTTTGGTTTTTGGCATTGGATCTTGTTTGGTGTTATCACCTTTACGCTTTGGAGCAGAACCGCTAGCATCAGCTGCAGCATCTGCGCTCTTTACCGAAGCTTCTTCGTCAGAACCGTTAGCTTCCATGATTTCATTCTCGTCATCATGGAGTTCAACTTCCTGATCGATGTTTTGATCTTCAGTCATAATTGACTCCCTTTTCTATCTAGTTTTGAGTAACGAGAGGAAATTTTTAAACTCACGGACCTGCGTCTCATAGAGATCGGCACGTGGAGCCTTCTTAATTTCAGTCTCCATTTTTTCAATAGTTCGAGCTTCAATAATGCCGTTATTCCAAACCCACTCTACGCCTTCCATAATCCCATTAACAAATGCGGACGGTGCAGATGGATCTTGTACGATATCAATCGCATTTAGAAGAAAGTCGTTTTTAACGACCATAGCGCCATTTTGTTGCATCAAACTTCCCATACCACGAGTCGAAACGCCCAGCTGAACACCACCTTCGAGTAGACCTTGAACGATCATTCCCATTGGAGTATCCAATACTGTGGCTCTACCCATAACATCGTTTCCTTCAAATTGAAGAGATTCGATCTTATGGGAAACTTTATCAAGATTAACGGTCGGTCCTTCAGGGTGGTTTAACTCACCAACTGCACGACCTTTTGAAACCTGTGTCTCGTTATATCTACCGATAGCAGATTCCATTACGTCTTGCGGATATACCCGACCATTTCTATTTTTTGCATTGGCTTGTGCAAAAACTCCTTCAATAATATACTTCTTCTTACCGTCTTTTGCTTCGGTAAGAACTTCAATATTTTGGTCAGTAAATTCTGAAATAAGTTTCATATTGCACTTCCATTTCTTTAATTCTTATATATTTATAATATTATTACTTTCTACTCAGAAGAATTTTCGTCTTCTTCTTCAGTAGCCCCATCCTCTTCCGCTTCATCATCGCTTTCTGTTTCGGGGTCAATCTCGTCTTCTTCATCTTCTGGTTCACCATTGTAGATTTGTCCAGCGAGTTTGATTCGTTCTTGGTCCATTACGTCATTTAGTTTTACACTAATAGCATCACCAAAAATTTCATTAGCTTTATTATAATCTTTATCTAAAGCAGCTTGGACAAGACCAGCCAGTGGATTTTCTTCTGTTTCAACATCACTCATTATCATCTCCTTGAGGTTGTTCTTCTTCGCCAGCTTGTTTAGCTAGCTGTTCAATGTCATCATCAGAGAACATTAGTACGTTCTTCATTACCCATTCTTTACTAAAGTATTCACCAATATAATTAGACATTTGGTCTAGTGTTTGGATTCTTTCTCTTAAAATCTCAGTTTCTTTTAATTCTGTAAAGTGGTTATCTCTCATGAAGTCGATAAGAATATCTTCTTTCATGTCAACCCAGTCTTGTTCAGTTACAATACCTTTAAGAATAAGTTGAGTCTTGAGAATACCCATAAACAAATGAGCAAACCGAGCACGAAGTCTGTCAATAAACTTCTGGAACTTAAGTTCATCACGTGAAATCTCGCTTGATCTACCGAGACTAAATTGTGCTTCTTGTTCTAAGCGATTAATTGGAACGTTCAGAGCACGATAGAGTTTCTTTTGGAAATAAAGAATATCATCAATCTGACCAAGATTCTCACCACCGGGTAATGTACTAATCTCAGTACCTTTACCACCTTCACGACGTGGTAACCAGAAATCTTCGAGCAATGATTGATGTTTACGATCGTCTTTAATTTCACCAGTAGAAGCATCATAGACAAGCTTGTTGCGGTAGCGAGTCATAATATCTTTCATGTATTGTTCGGATTTACCACGTGGTAAGTTACCCACGTCAATATAAAAGATACGACGTTCTGGAGCACGAGCCAAACGATAGATGACTAAAGAGTCTTCCATCATTCTCAACTGATTAATTGGCTTCAATGCTTTATGCAGATAAGATAATACCTTACGTCTTGTCTCATCAAGGAGACCGGATGTTACGTATGAAACTGAATCAAGAGAAAGTTTAACGCCAGATGTCTGAGCTCCCGGCTTGTCTTGATAGATAAAATACTCATCTACCTTTTCAATAAGGTCTGCTCCAGTTGCTGGATCTTTTTTCTTTTTAACTTGTTTGACTTTACGAATACGAGCAGCATCAATAGGACGAATGTCAACAATGCCTTTTTTCAGATTTGATTCATCAACAACGAGGTGATGATAGATTCTACCATCTACGTACCAACGTCTAAAAATATCGTGGCCGAGTTCATTGAAGTTTATCATCGAACAAATGCCATCAAACTCGTCTTTAATTTGTTTCTTAATACCATCTGATACGTCTAGATTATCCATATCAATTGTAACTGGATCTTCACCACCAACAATTGCTTCGTTAACAATATCTTCGATAGCTGCATCAACTTCAGGATGCATAGCAACTCCACGATACTTCATAATCAATTGATGATTATCTTTAGCATCGTTTCCATCTAAGTTTATGTATTGGCCATAGTGAGATCCGGCAGCTGTTACATAACCTGCGCCGTCTTCGTCACGCGCGGGTACAATCGAAGGAGCCTTCTTCGGATCTTCTTCAGGCCTATTTCTTTTGATTTCAAAACCAAATAATCTAAAACCGCGGTCTGATTCTGCCATGTTAATTCCTTATAAGAGAAGGAGCGAGCTTTCCCCGCTCCTTCTATATATTATTAATTAATCAGTGGTGTCTGATGTCCAGTACTGATACTGCCAAGTGATTGAGAATCTTTCGATGGTGTCGTTATCACCATAGCTCAATTCAATTGGAGCAACTTCTGAAGGCCAAGCATCTCTGAAACGATATGTCTTAATGACATTCTCGTCACGATCAAATTGCTCAACCTTGAGATCTGCAAAGTACAGATCAGGAGCCTGTGTACCACCGGCATCTGCATGGTTTGCGATGGCATTCATCCAACGCTCCATTGCGTTCCTAATCTTAAACTCTGTATCGTTGATTACTGTTACTGTCCAAGCATCGAATGTACGATCCCCAGCAACTTTTAACTGACGTCCACGGAAAGGAATTACAATTGTTCCTACCGTTGAGCCAGGAAGCTGTGCTGTTTCACACATAAACGATGCGAAGTCAACATCCAGACCAACACCGAGACCACCCCGTGGGTTAGCCAGCGTCACCTGAAAGAGGTTACCGCGGGCACCGCCACCGGTTAGTCGTGACTTAAATTCATCTACACTACCTAGTGCCATTAGTTATCCCTCCTTAAAATGCCTGACCAGTTACTTCTTCGAAGCTAACGCCTGTTCTGACAGCTACAAAATTCAGAGTAATGTAGTTGATAGAACGAGCAGGCTTAATAAAGATATTAGCAATAAACTGATTGCTGTCTACAACAACCGGTGTGTTGACTGTTTCATCAGCCACAATCCGGAAGTCTGTAATACCTCTACGACCTTTAACGTCTCTGAGTACTGGTTCAATAATGTTAACGAATTCTGCTCTAGTAAATTCATCGTTGAATTCAAAGAGAACATCTTTAGCAGCTCTTTCAATTGCTCTTTCAAGTGTCAAGAACAAACGACGTACGTTAATACGATCGAATGCAGAAGGTCTCGTAAGTCCTGTCTTATCACCAAAGAGATGAATACCTCTGCCCGGTAGATTTACAATCGGGTTAACACCTGCTTTATACAGTGTGTCTCTGCGAGTTTTATTTGGATTATAGTTCAAGGATGTTACACCAAGAAGAGCTCCACGACGTGTACCCGCTGGTGAGAACCAAGGAGCAGCCACACGATCTGTTTCGGCCATAAGACCAGCAACAGATGAAGAAGCAGGAATCTCAATGTACTGATCATTGTACTTATCGTAAACTTTCAGATAGTTACCAATCACAGTTGAATAACTTGAACCTGTGAAAGTGTCAGCAGTTGCTGTAATGTTTGTTGTAATCGTAGCTTCACTTGTCTGATTTACGATATCGTTACGAGCTGGACCAGTAACAACGATACAGTCTTTACGAGCTACAGCAATTGAAATCAAGTCGTTAGTAACAACTGTTTGATCAGCACGTGCTGTCATACCAGGAGCAATTAAGAAGTCTACTTCAATAACATCTTTGTCTTCAAAAAGATCAAAGGCATTGAGGTATTGACCATTTGAGATTGTACCTGAGTTCGTACCGGAGTCAAAAGCAAAGTTAACAACTGCAGATGTTTGTACAGCGTTCCCTAAGGAATCTTTTGAAGTACCAGCTGTAGTTGATGTACCAGCATTACCGAAGTTAGTAAAGTTAGAATCAAAATCGATAAAGTGGACATAACGTGAACGTTCATTAAGAACGTCTTTAATATAGATTGACGATCCGTCATCTACGTTTTTAGCGTCTGAAGCAACAGAAAGATATGGAAATGCTTCTAGAACAGTTCCACTAGTACCAGAGAACTGGCCATTCACATCAACAACAGCGACGTGAACTTCGTCGTTTGTTGCGTTACGTCCCAATGCCCAGAATGAACTTCTAGGACCAGCGTCAAAAGAGCTTTTATAAGTCCATCCATCAAACGCAGAATCTCCGACTGATGGTGGGCAAATTGAAACTCTCAGTGAGTTACCAAGTGTGCCTGGATAACGTGCTACAAATGTATGACCGTCAGAGTCGAGAGCGGAAATTTGAGCATCAAAATTAGTTTTGTTCTTGACAGTCGGTACGGTGTAAGTACCAACAGCGTATGAAGAAGTTTGGCCAGAAGTTGCTACCGCATTCCCTGCAGAAGAATCTGCGATACGTACTACTTGGAGTGTGTTTGAATAACGCAGGAAATATGCTGCGTCATGAAAGTTAACTGAGTGGGCAGTATTTGGCGCGCCAAAAGTTTCTACTAGCTCTTCTTCATTAGCTACTAGAGTGGTTTGATCGGCCGGTCCCCACATAAATTTACCTGCGTATGCCCCAGTAGAAGTCTGAACATTAGGTACACCACCAGTCAGATCTACTTCTTTGACAACAACCGCAGGAGATTCAGATGGTGCGCAAAGTGCCATGATTGTACCTCTTGGGTTTAATTTTATGGTTCATAATACGATTATTTTCACTATGCAGTTATATTTATAATATTATATATTTTCATCAAATTCAATCACCCAATCAGGCTTTTCTATTTGATCTATAAATTCAGATCCATCGTCGACGAATCCAAACGGCACGATATCATCTTCTATTTGTTTCATTCTGTCTTCAAACAACATTTGTTTCAAATTAATATCTGTCATGTCTGAGAAGAATTGCGTTTGAGCAAAGAATCCAAACATTACTAAAGTCATGACTAAGTCATCATGGTTTCCGTCTGATGCCTCATAAGACTGACCTTTTGCTTCAAACGTGGAAATTTCTAAGATAGTATTCTCATCTACTATCTTTAATTTGCCATTCTCTAAAATGTCTTTAAAACCTGAACAACCAAGCCGTTTTACTTTACGTGTCATGGTTACACCAATAGCATTAGCTTTAATTGCTGATTCTACGTGAATATTCTCATATTCTAACTCGTGATACAATCCATTTGCAACCAGAGATCCTTGGTCATTTGACTCAACAATCACATAAGCTTTGTTGTAGACATTTGCGTACTTATAAATAATATTCGGGAAGAGCAATGGCGAGATAGTATTGTTGCGGTACACAGCAACTTGCTCAAAAGGCGACACGCTAATATCGATCACGTTAAACGTAGAATAGTCCTGGCCTCTTCCCTTTCCAACATCAACTGTAATTACATAATCATGCTTTTTAACAGGCTTCTTATAAACTAAGAAGTCACCATTTTCATAATACTCAATTGGATTTGCTGCTCTTAATTTCATAAGAGTTTCAGCATTAATTAGAGTATCACCAGTTCCAAAGAACGTATTCCCAAATTCTTGGTCAAACTGTAACTGTGAAGTATTTGCTATAGTCTGTTTCTTCCACTCTTCATCTCGTCCCGGTACATCCCACCAGTCGACTCGAAAAGAGTAAAACTCGTTCACACCTTGAGTAGCACCTTCCCAAAGCTTATAGAACATGTTACCAATACCATTGGCAGTAGATGTCACAATAACTTTGGTGTCTTTACCGGCTGAGACCACTGGATAAGTAGAAGTATAGAACTCTGCTGCTCTTTCTACAAAAGCAAACTCGTCAAGATAAAGCAAGTTAATGGAAAGACCACGAATAGAAGAACCAGAGGTTGCAGCAGTAATGATTCGAGAATTATTCCCAAACTCAAGAGAACCTTTGTTGACAGCTTTTGATCCTGGTTGAAGAAAGAACGGTAAGTTCTCGAGCATAAGGGTAATCCGGCCGAGCATTTCTCTCGCTGTTGCTCCCTTGTTAGCGAGGATCGCAACAGTTTTCTCCGGGTGAAACAGCGCATACCAGAGCATGTACGCACACGCTGATATTGATTTTCCGGACTGGCGGCAAGCCAAAACAATGTTAAACCGATGCTCATTAAAATGCTCAAACATTTTTCTCTGATACGGATACAGTTCAAAAGGAACTAAACCCTTATCAAGAGAAATTACCTTTACGTATTTTTCTGCGAAGTATATAGGATCATCCATACACTTCTTATATTCTTTTAACTTTTCAGGAGTCCATTGTTCTTGAACCCCATCACGCTTGAGGTTCGGATTCCCGAGGTAAGTCTTTAATTGGTTCAGCATCAATTATATCACCTTGAAGCATGCGTTGAATATCGGCAGTAGATCCCAAATAAAAATTATTCTGCTGGTTTTCAACTTGCTTCACCTCATCCTTTTTCTCAAGATCTTTTTGTTTCTTATTGAGATCCATCAGACGATCATTTACGTCTGAAATATTTTTAATCATACCTGATAATACTTCGTAAGCTCTTGGGTGTTCTGACTCTCGAGCTACGTTAATCATGTCTTCTAGAGCTTCTTTACCTCTTTCTAAAAGTTCATAGTAAGTGTCGCGAGAATAATCGTAATCATTCTTAGCATTATCATTGTTATGAGATGTCACTGTCAGCCCCATAGTAGGTTGTGGTAAATCCAAAATCAGAATCTGCTAATATATTTACACCATCTGAATCTGGTACAACTTGAAGCGTAACTAGTCTAATATCGGAATCAGCGAGAGTACCAGCTCCTATATCAAATAGTTTTGCTCGAGCGTCACGAATAATCTGACCGGTATTCACAGCTCCATGATACTTGATTCTCATTTCAAAGTCTATCGTATAAATGAGAGTTCTGCGAGCTCCAAGTTCTCCTTCGAAATCGTCAGAGAAACTTACTCCAAGTATAGTAACAGGTACGTCTTCTAAAACATCTGGATAAGATGAAAACGGTTTCATAGTTACGCTGTATTGTGGATTAAACGTAGGAAGAATCTGCTCGACAATTTGTAGAGCATCGTCTTGAGTTTTAGCGTAAATATTTAATTGAAATGAAAGTACGTACGGAACGTCTGTATAGAATCTATTTCTATTTGTGTCAGCAGTACCAAAACGTGTAAAGTTATTTGTCTTAGATAACTGTCTTTGGTTGTCGTAAGAGAAAGCAGTAATCTCAAAAGACATACGAGGAAGCTTAAGCGCAACTTTTGTGTCTGTAGTTAAGTCAGGATTTTCTCTAATACGTTCTAAATACTTTGACTTTGGAGCATAAGACAATGGAACTTTTACTTGAGAAATAACATCCCCGCTGCTATTCTTACGAAGCACATACAAGTTATTAAACAGTTTGCCGAAAAGAGCAACTGCTTTTCTTGTTTTCTCGTGATAAAAGTGACCACCAAACATTAGCTATTATATATTCCTTGTAAATGATCTTCAAAAGCTTCTACTTTTGCTAATCTATTCGGCCAGAGAATATATTCTTTCTCTGGATTCTTTTTTAAATTATTCAATAAAGGTACAATCGCATTATATAATTTATCTAGTTTTTCTTGTGTTGATTCCGCTGCTGATGAAACTTCAGACACTTGACTAGTCGCTTTTTGTACAACTTCAAGTTCGTCTTCATCTACTGCAGTAAATCCAAAATCAAAAAAATCATCTGCCATTAGTTATTCTCCGGATCCCCAAACGGGTTGCTCTCTGAGAAATCAAGGAAATCATCGACATAATCAGAGAAAAATGTGTTTTGCTCATTTTGTGATATCTTATTGTCTTCAGCAACTGCAGTAATAGAGAAACTTGAATCAGCAATGCTTAGATTGGTTCTGCCTGAAATGATAATGTTAAGAGAAGCTGAATCTGAAGTTACAAAACTATGATATAATCCGTCATCAGCTCCAACATGACCAACATAAAGTAAATCGTCGCTGTCAGAATACTTCATCACTTCACCAGATATAGTCACTCCACTTGTTAAAGTTTGAGATGCAATATTACCTGGAACAGTGTAATAACTAGTTGAACCTAATGTAAGTACATATTGATAAGAATATCTTTCTTCAATATCTTGAATAGCATCAACACCAGTATCAAAGTCTTCATCGTTGTACTCAAAGAGATGAGCTCGGCAACGAAACACTGGAAGATTAGATAACTGATAAAAAGGCATTTCATGTTCTACGTGAGTAATTTCGAACATAGAATTTGAAAGTGGAAGATATATTAAATCACCTTCTCTTGGCCTTTCACTATTAATATCATTATCAACTCGTCCAACGGTAGTGTTCCATCTACGTTTAGCAACAACAAATGTAGCTTCATCACGAATTTCTACACCGAATCGAGTAAAGAGATCTCCTTCACCCTCGAATCCTTCGATGTTATCGATATACATTTCTACTTTATAAGAAGAATTAAAACGAGAAGGAATATCTTCGCCAAAAACTTTATTTTCGTTTACAATATCACGAGGTAAGTAATAGACATCTTGTCCAAACATCTTAATAGATAGAAGAACAATATCTTCGTATAGATTTTGTTCTGATCTTACCTTTTGACTGAAATATAAATTAGTAGCCATTATCTACCCCACGAAGAAGTCAGCAGGCATTTCGTGTTCTAGTCTAATTCTTTCTCTAAGGTCTTGAATTTCTCCTGTAGCGTCATCAAAGAGCTGCCGGCCGTTAATGATTACGCCACCTGGTAACTGCATACCTTCAAACTTAATAAGATTCATACCCCATTGAAGTTTGAAAAGAGCAGTCGTATATTCTTTTAACCACATATCGTTATATATTGAAGTATGAGTATTAGGATCTATAGTACTATAGTATTCGTATACAATATAATCACCAGCCGCTACATCTAGATCTTCAAAATGACCTCGTATATAAATTCTATTCTGTCTACGAGCAAAATCTACCATTGTTTGACCATTTAACGTCATGTCGAGCAATGAAAGGTATTGTTGAATTTGTTCGTAATAAGCAATATCTCCAGCGAACTGAGACATGTCAGTAATTTCTGATAAGTGCATTTGATAACGAAGATTAAATAAGTTCTTCGAAGCAGTAGCGCTTGTGATCAATGGAAACACTCTAGAAACAAAATGAACATTGCTTGAAGTTGTAATATACTTATTAGTGATATCATCAGAAGTTAACTGATGAGAAGCATATGCCCGATGAGTAGCATCTGAGTGAAACTCTTGATAATATTGAATAGCTTCATCAACTCGATCTTCGAGCTGATCATCATCTACATTGATTTCTATAACGGGATCTCCAAGTCTCCGCTTACAGTAATCAATCAATGATTGCCTTGAGTTGGGATTAGCCATTAGCTACCGGCTCCAATCACTGTCTTAAGAGTTGTACCAGCAGTGTTCTTAATCGTTAGAGTAGAAGCACTTGCTAGTTGAGTTGAACTAATTGATCCAGCTGTTACTGAAAGTGTATGAGCGATACCTTCACCAGTCGTTGCTCCAGAACTCGTAATCGTAGAGCTACCAGTAATTGTGCTAACATAGTCACCAGTTGTATCAGTTCCAAGAGCAACCG